GGACAGCTAACCACTGAAGATTTAGCACATGTGCTAGATGTTAAAAGGGTTCTAGTTGCTAAGGCGATTTACGAAGCTGCCAATCAAGGGCAAGCTTCTAACATATTGCCTGTATGGGGAAAGCATATTGTATTTTGTGTTGCTCCTAACAAAGCTTCAAAGCGTCAAGTTTCACTAGGTTATAGATTTCAACAATTTGCTGATTCTCGTAGAGTGTTTAAGCATGAGGTTAAAGATCCTGCAAATGCAATGAAAATAATGGTTGATGATAGTTATGATCAACTGATTGCAAATGCAGGTGCTGGCTATCTGATTAAAGATGCGATTGCATAAAGAAAAGGGGTAGGGCTTCGGCTTTACCCCAACTTTTTAAATTCTAAACTAGGTAATGAAATGACTAAAAAAACAGACGCAGAAGCAAAACAACTAGCACAAGAAAAAGAAGAAAAAGCAGCTAAAGTTCAAGAAGACGCCGCATTACTTGCAGAAATGGAAGCAGAAGACGCAAAAGCAATAGAGGCTGAAGAAGCTTCAAAACTAGATGAAGAACATGAAGCTGCTACAGAAGCAAGTGAATCAGATATTGCAGAATTGGATGTAGAGCAAAAAGATATTAAAATAACTGGTAAATGCTGGGTTCTAAAACACAATCTAAAAAGAAACGGTTTATTTTATGCTAAAGGTAAGGCTTGCCCTGAAAGTAAACTTACAGAATTTGGCAAACTTGGATTCATTAAGGAAGTTTAAGACATGACCTATGCGCTGGAATCCGATATTATAGAAGAAATGAAAGGAATTGCTTTTGGCTCAGCGGGGCAAGTTACGTCTGATGCTATAGCGGGTTTTTTAGATCAAGCTGATGCACAAATAAACATGTATTTAGGCAAGCGTTACGATACACCTATAACCGGAGCTTCCAGCCTTTTAATCGTGAAGAAAATAGCGGTTGATTTAGTAGTATATCGAGCCTCTAAAATATTAAATCTAAAAAAATCAGTTCCTATTCCTGATAGCAATATTCCGCAAGAAATGACAGCAGGCAGCGCATACCGTGAAAGCATAAAGACACTAACCATGCTGCGAGATAATAAACTTGATTTACCTGATGAAACAGAAATTGACAGTGTTAGTGGGCTTTCTTCTTTTCATACCGAATCGGGCAATGCTGGGATAGTTCCTTTTTTTGAAAAGGGGGTTGATCAATGGTAGGTCAAGTTTCTTATAAAATAGAGAATGATATACAGTTTAAAGCAAATCTTGATTCAGCAATTAAATCTGTTGGCGATTTGCGTTTTGTCATGGGCGAGATATCAAGAGATATATTCAAAACGACAAAGCAAAACTTTATTTTAAAAGGCGATGGAAAATACCCTTCATTAAGCAAAAAATATGCAAAACGCAAGGCTGCAACAGTTGGCAACTTGCCTATTCTTGTATCAAGCGGGGATTTGCGCGACTCGGTTACTGGAAGGGGCAATGCTGACACAATACGTCACATAGGCAGACAATCCCTTGTTCAAGGTACTAACGTTAAATATAGCGGGTATATCCAAAGAGGCACAAAGAAGATGCCAGCAAGGAAATATTTATTTATTGATGACGCTCAATCTTTAAGGTTCCAAAGGTTGATATCTGATTTTGTAGCCTCAAAATTGGAGGTGTTAGGGCGTGTCAAGTAAATACGATATAGAAAGTTATCTAGCTGATATTTTAGCAAAGATGCAATCAAAATTGCCAGCGAAAATAACAGAAATAAACTCTGAAAAAGCCGACTCTATTCAATTATTGCCTGTTGCGAATGAAAGTTATTTTAATAACGCAAACGATCAAGTCTTTAATGTTGATCCTTTTATTTATTACGGAATTGTTGACTTAACAGCTAATGCCAGCGGCAACAAAACGGCATTGCAGATAAGCGTAAACTTTGAAGTTGTTTTTAATAACTCAAATTGTGAAGGCACATTAACTAAAGTTTTACGTTATTCACGTTGTTTAAGAGAGGTCGTGCAAGAGAGTTTTAAAAGTGGCAGGCATACGAATCTAAAAGTAACGGAATTGCTCCCAGCGAACGCATCATTGAACGAAGGCGCAGACTTTAAAGTAGGCGGTATAACGGTAGTTTCAACAATAATAGGATAAGCTTATGGCAGATAAAAAAACAGAACCAAGAAACGATAAAATCATTGCAAAGAAAGATTTCTTAATCGTTCAGAATCACGAGCGTTATGAGATAAAAAAAGGCGATGATATAATAAGCTTAAAAATACCTAAAAGATTTCACATCAATTTAACAACAGAGCAAGTAATTTAAGGAGCTTTCAAAAATGACAGAATCACAACCGAATGCCATTTTCGGCATACACACGCTTACAGCGTACAATGTAACAACTGGAAACTACTTAGGTCGGGCAAGAGTTGATGCTTCTGCTGAAGTATCGTCGGAAGGGGAGCTTATTCCTTTAAACGGCGGCTCTTCAAAATATCCTTGGAAAGTTGAACGTGGTTTAATTACAGCAGAAGTTGCCTTAACATTAAGAGAATATCCGTCTTTCTTGTTTGAAACTTTACTTGGAAAAGCAATGACAATAAACGCAGCTGAAACTTCTGGAAATGTAAGCACTCTTACAAATAAAAACGGAGTTTCTGCTGTTGCCACAACTGGTGTAGCGACTGCAACCGCTGAATCTGGTGAAGAAGCCAGTTTGAAGTTTAGTAAATTCGTAGTTGTCGCAGCCTCTTCAACAACAGTTGATGTGTATGCGGGAAATGATGTTGATTTTGCAAATGGCGATGATCTTGTTTATGTAAACGATTTACTTAAAATAACAGCTTCACCATTAACAATAACTACCTCAACGGCTGTAACGATTCCAAACACAGGCGTTGAATTAACTGGTGGATCTGGAACTATAGCATTAGTAACAGGCGATACCGCTACTTTTGAGACAAGACCGATTAATACAGGAAGCCGTGAAGTAACAGTTGGCGGTTCAACTGATGTATTTAATGACTTTGGATTGATTATATCTTCAGGTCGCCAAGGTGATGGCACTATGTCAGAGCTTGATTGCTTTAGGTGTGCGGGTGCGGGACTTCCGATAAACTTTACCGAAAACGCCTTTTCTGAAGCTTCCGTAACTATCTCCATGTATAGAGATACCGCTAAAAATGGAATTATGAAATATCGTGATATAATAGCGAGTTAATATGAAAAATTGCGTAGTTAAAGACAAAAAGCTATCAATTGTTTGTTCGGGTGCGGTTGTTAATTTAACAATCGTACCTATGACTTTTGGAAAGCTTATTGACATCAATGCAGCCCTTCCAAAAGGGAAAGATTTATCTTCTGTAATGCAAGAGCCTACACCTTTAGACTTGGCTATAACTACTTATTGTTTACTTGATGAAGAAAGCAAGAAAACAATTGATAATATGACGGTTGAGATTGGTGGAGAGGTTGAGCTAACTTCTAATGCACATAAATTATATTGCATGATGTGCGAAAGCAATGTTACGGATGGAATTCAAAATAATAATAAGATTTTATCTGTAATAGTTGATCAAGTAAAAGATAGCACCAGCCAACAAGAAACGAAAAAAAAAACACTGGCGATTCGGTTGTTTATGATGTTGAAGAAATTTACGACAAGATCGGCTCGAACTATCCATACACCTATGAATTGTTCTTAGATAAAGTAACTCCAAAATTAGCGAACAGACTTATAGAAATTATTGATATAAGAGAAAACAATTCATTTTGTTACGATGCTATGCTTCATGGTCACGATAAACGAAAAGACATAATAAAACCAAAAACAGCCCCTACAACAAAGCCTTTAACAGAAGAAGAAAGGCTTGAAATTGAAGCGGGCATAGATCACAGGCTTAGGGAGGCACAGAATTAATGGCAGATGATAGATCAGTTGTTATTAAGATTGAAGGGAACTCTAAGGCATTAAGAGACGAATTTGATCGCGTAAAAAAACAAACAAAAAATTTAGATGATACCTTAAAAAGTGTTGCTAAAGGCTCAACAATAGCCTTTGCAGCACTCGCAACAACGATAGGCTTAACCGTTAAGTCATTTGCTATTTATGAAACAGGGCTTATTGGCGTAGGTAAAACAGCGGATTTAACAGGAAAAAGCCTTACTGATTTTGGTAAGGATATTCAGAAGTTATCTACACGGCTTCCATTTGCAACAAAAGAACTATTGGAAATAGCACAGGCTGCGGGTCAATTGGGGGTTAAAGGTAAAGAAAACCTACTTAAATTTACTGAAACAATAGCAAAACTTGGAACCGCCTCAGATCTTTCAGGTGAGGAAGCCGCAACAACTTTAACAAGAATATTGAATATCACTAGGGAAGGAACTGGTGATATAGATAAGTTTGCATCTGTAATAGTCGCACTGGGGAACAGCTTTGCAGCTTCGGAGCGGGAAATAGCCGCCGTTACTACACGAGTTGCAAGGGCTACGACTCAATTCGGGGTTTCTTCTGCTGAGGCTGCGGCCTTTGGTGCCGCATTGAAGTCAGTAGGGATAGAAGCTGAAGGAGGTGGCTCGGCTGTTGGCAGATCCTTTCAGGCGATAGATGAAGCTATTCGAGGTGGTGGCGAATCTTTTAAACAACTTCAAAAGATCACAGGATTAACAGGGGACGCTTTAAAAAAGACTTTTCAAGATGATGCTGCTGTTGTGTTCCAAAAGTTTGTAGAAGGGCTGTCACGAGCCGGAGAAACCACAAGAGGTGTAGCCGCAACCCTTGCTGATTTCGGGCTAGCAGGCACAGAAATATTAAATGTATTGCCGGTTTTGGCAAAAAACAGTGATGAATTAGGGCGGGCGTTAAGAATTGCAGGCACAGAAGTGCAAAACGCAACGGCATTAGAAAAAGAGTTTGAGGCGCAATCAAAAACGTTAGATAACGAAACAAAGAAGCTTTCTAACACTATTGGGGTTATTTCAACTCAAATAGGCGGCTTCTTTACCCCAGCCGTTAAGGATGCAACAGTTGCCACTAAAGACTTGCTCAAAGAGTTCGTAGGATTAAACGAAAACACAAAAAGGCTTATTGCGAAAGTTTTAGCAGCCGCAACTGCTTTTTTTGGCATAACCGCTGCGATAGCAACTTTAGGAATAGGCGTTCTTGCTTTAAAAGTTGGCTTTGCGGGCGTCGCTTTGGTAATAGGAGGTTTGGCTGTTCCACTAGGTGTGGTTGGAACTGCTTTTATAGGAATTGGAATAGCAATAGCGGGGATAACAACAAATTTAGAATCTTTTAGGGCGTTATTAATCGGCATTCAAACGCTTTTTACAATCGCAGGGCAAAATTTTACTGTAAATGTTAATAAAATGAAGGTTGGGCTTAATGAGTTAATAATAACACTACGCAAAGTTCAGCTTGCAATGTTCGAGGCTTTACCAGCCAGCGCATACGGAACAAAAGTTTCGCAAATAAAAGGATCAATTGCTTTATTAATGGAGGCAAATGAAAGACTCATACAAGATAATAAAAGCGTTAAGCAAAGTTTTGAAGAGATTTATGATGCTATAGATGCTGAAAAAATGCGTGGAAAATTAGAAGAAGAAGCAGCTGCTGCTTTGGATGCAAGAACCATAGCAGCACAAGAAGAAGCTGATAGAAAGCTTGTTGCAGATGGCAATAAAATTATAGCAGAAGGAGAAACTAAAGCTAGATTGCAAGAACAAAATATTTCTGCATCTAATGCGGTTTTAGCGTTGCGAGAGTTAGAAATAGCTCTTTTAGCGGCACTAGAAAAAAAGGGAAATATCAAAGAAATATTAACTCTCAAAAAGAAAATAGCAGATAAAAAGAAGCTTTTAACAAAAGATTTTACAGATACAAAAAAAGAAACCTTTACTCATTTGGCTGCAATCCAAAAAGGCGAACTAGAGACTGCAACCGAGATTCTAGACTTTAAGAAGAAAACTTTGAAAGACACGTTGACCTCTGCAATCGCATCAGGGCGGGCGTTATTCAAAGAAGGCAGCGCCGCGGGAAAAGCGTTCTTTCTGATGCAGCAGGGGCTTGCATTTGCTAGTAATATAATGAACACGCAGGCTGCTATGGCACTGATAGGAAGGCAGCTTGGTCTTGCCGCCCCCCCATTTCAAGCCGCAGAGCTGACAGCGGGGATTCTAAGGGGGGCAGTTATAGCTGGCACTACAATATCTGGATTAGAAGATGGGGGTATGGTTGGCGGTGCTGGCGCATCAAGGTCAGGAGATAGACATAGGGCATTGCTTGCAGATGGTGAAATAGTAGCACCTCGCAAGAACTTTGAGCAGGTGGTTGAAGGAACGGCACGACAAAGGGGATTTGTAAAAGAAGATGAATCTGAAGGTGGTGGATCTGTCGCAAGAATTGAAATAAGCTTTACTGATGATGCTGCTGAATTTATCACGGCTAGACAACTTGAAAATACAACACTAGGGACGGATAGGGGATAAAATGACAATTTCAGGCGGTATAAAAGTTCTTGAAAAAAGTTCAAGTTTATTTAAAGATGGTGGTAATGCAACGGCTTCTTCGGCGGATGGCTCTATTGATAACATACTATCTATGAATCGGTTTACAAGGTGGGATTCGGTAGGCTCTGATGATACGACTGCTGAAACCATCGCTATTACATTTGCAAGCGCCACAATAAGTAGAATTTTCATTGTAGATCATAACCTGAAAGATTTTGCTATCACATATGGAGCAGGGGCTTCTTCTTTTGCGAATGTGGTTGGTGTTGATGGTAGTAAATCTGGCATTGTTGAAACGGTCTTTGCTGAGAATACTTCTTATTATGAATTTGATTCTGTCACGACAACGCAAATAAATATAACAGCCACAAAAACACAAAGTGTTGACGCTCAAAAATATATAACAATATTTGTTACAACTGATGAAATAGGAACTTTTGAAGGATTTGTTGACGTTAAACCCGCAACTGATGCCAATGAAAAAAGGTCACAAGTCCTTACAGGCAAATATATAACGCAAAAGAATTTTGAAACCTTTCAAGCTCAACTCAAACTTCAGCATACTGAGCAAGGTGATATTAATATAATTGAGTCGATGTATGAAAGCCAAGATCCTTTTTTAATTTGGCTTTGTGGTGGAAAATATGGAACAGATAATTTTTCTGTGGACTTTAAAAACTGGCGTTTGAAAGATTTATATCAGGTGCAAACTTATAACGACATCAAAACCACTTGGAGAAATAATAGCTATATTGGTTCTCCGATAACAAGTATAAAATTTGCTGAGGAAGTGTAATTAATGAGTATTGCGTTTTATACAATTTTAGTAACACCACTACAAACAAACACTACTTATGGTGATCAAGTAGATATTTCTGATTTTGTAATTGTTAGAAAGTTCAATAAAATCAAACAATCGGTTGATTCTGGATCGTATGATATAGGCATATATACCTATGCGGATTTAAGCCTGACACTAACTAATTATGATGGTCGGTTTAATGATGAAACAGATTCTTCAAGTATGTTTTATTTTACCAGAGATAGGGCAAAGATACAGGTCAAGTACACTAATGATGCTGGTGTTGTTAGCGTGATTTATAATGGCTTGATAAATGATGAAGCAACGCTTCAGGATTTTGAAAAGGATACTGTAAAACTTCGGGTATTATCGCAAGATTCTATATTTCGGAAAGTTAAAGTTATTGGTGGTTTAATCAATGATGGAATAACTTTTTCTGCTGCTATTAAGGCTGTTTTAAACCGCCCGAAAATAACGGCACTTCTGGGTTACGATGCCGCAAAAGTCACAGTTGGCTACGATGGAACAATTGACGATTCAGCGGCGTTTTCACAAAAGGATTCTCGAACCGTTTTAGAGCAACTCTTAAACGCATCGGGTAGTGTTTTTTATATTGACGACTCTGGTGATATGGTCGTTTCAGATAGATCGGTTTCAGGTGGGGCAAGCTTGGAGTTGTTTGGCGCTGGCGATTCTTTGCAAAGAGATAATATAACAAGAATCATAAACTATAACAATGGGTTGCAACGAACTTTTAACACTATAACGGTTAACGATATAACATCAACTGATGAAACTTTTGTTGAACGATATGGAATCGGTTTAAAAACATACACATTTGAATTTATTACAAACACCCTTACAGCAACAGCTATAGCGGATTATTACCTTGCACAATTCAAAGTTCCGAAAGCAGAATTAAAGGTTTACATTACAACTGATATTTCTACGGGCACGAATATTTTAGATCCGGTTTCGGTTGATTATCGTAAACGCCATAAACAATACAAAACCAATAAAATACCGTTGGCAGGATCCAGTGTTGCGGGAAGTGAGAAAACGCCATATATTGTGGGTGGCGTAAAAATATCACCTAATGTAGTATGGAAAGTGGTTGGCATTGAATACGAAACAAAAACATTTTTAACCGCACTTAGATTAAGAGAGGCATAGAATAATGGGAACAACAAATATTTCAGCGGTTAAAAGTTCCGGTGATGTCCAAGATGAAAGTTGGTATAATGATTTCAGAAGTGCATTAATCGGTGCCGTAGTCGGGCGCAATCCCTCAACCGGTGTTGTGGCTTCTGGTCAAGATATAGGTAGTGCCGTTACGCCGTGGGGAGCTTTATACGCAACTAGCCTAGTTATAGGCGGTTCAACCGTGGACTTAGGAAGTTTAACAGGCGCAGCAAACGCTATTTTGTCGGGTCAAATAGTAAGTACCAGCATCAGACCTGATTTCTTACGTGCGGCAGGCTCCGCAGCAACAGTTACGGTTGAAGGGGCTACTACAAGCCTTGTTTTGAACATTGATGGCACAAGTACCACCATCGCAGCAGACCTTGCAGAAACAAGCCTTACAGTTGCACCATCTTCAAATAATACAGCATTAGTTGATGATACAGCTCTTACAGGGCAAGAATCTAGTAAATGGCAGGGTGAAGATGGTACTATAATTACAATTGACACTGTTGGAACTGAAATATCTAATCGTGTTGGACAATATGCAGTTTTCAAAACCTCAACTGAATATTTACTTGCTTACATTGAATCAGCAACCGAATTATCTAATGTTTATAGAGGTTATTTCTTAAATAGTTCTGGTGTGCCACTTGAACGCGTTGCTTTATCGAACAATGACACTCTAACAATTATGAGTGGTGGCTGGGTGTTTGTTGAAGATGATAGCCTTACAGTAGATGTAACATACACTTCGCCTATTTATTCAGTAACAGAACCTTCTTCCCCTGCAACTGGTGATTATTGGTTCGATCTGGTGGCTGGAAAGTGGAAGCGTTACGGAGGTTCTGCATTTGCGGAAGTAAATAGAATACCTATAGGAATAGCAGTTGTTGATGAAACAAATTGTATTGCATCACGTTCTTTTGATCTGAACAAAGTTTTCAACTCTGATAATCCTGTTGCTACAAAATACATTAGCACAACAGTTATTTCTGCTGTTGAATTTGATTTTGATATTAGTGTTTATGGCACTTCAGTAAACACAAGGCACACCGAAATAGAATGGGACATTGCAACAGATCTTGAATCTGGTGTTTCTGAAGGAGCGTCTACAACATATTTTGCATATATCACAGAAACAGGAAAGCCGGTTTTAAGCGACAAAAAGCCATATGATTTAAGGGGCAGTTTAAAAGGCTGGTATCATCCGTATAACAGCTGGAGAGCAATAGGTTATATTTTTAACGATGGTTCAAGTGACTTTGAAGCAACAACACTATTTAATTACTATGCTGAAAATGTTCTTAATATGTCAGAACAAGGCATAAGTAATATTCGGGCAATGGATTTACAAACCCCTGTTGCAGATAGATTTTTTTACTACACCAGCGGGATTGCAGCGGCATTAACAACTCTTACAAGCTTTGCAAGAACCTTGCTAGATGATTCTAGTGCATCAGCAATGCGGGACACTTTGGGAGTGCAAAATAATTCCCAAACTTTTACAGCATCTGGAACGTGGACAAAGCCAGCCAGCGGAACATTTGCAAAAGTTCAAGTCTGGGGAGCTGGCGGTGGAGCAGGAGGA